TCTTTCCCTTCGCTTTCTATAACCTTAATAACACCTGACACCATTTCATGTTGTGCCATGTTTGCCATATCCAAAACTTCATCACAGATTTCATTTTCAATATCCTGATAAGCAAACATATGTTCCATTCGGTCTTTTCCCATATAAAGAAATGGTGCGGCGGTAAACATATTTACAGCACCACATTCTCTAACTTTTTTTAAAAACTCGTGTAGATATCTCATTTTAAAATGTTGAAAAACGTCAATGTTTTTTAAAAAAACCTCATCATGACCAAAATTTTCATCGACTCTTTCTTTATCCAACTTCCAAGCATCACAAGATGATAATAACGCCAATGTTGACCCGTTTTCCCACTGAACAGTGTATTGGACATCTCCAAACAATTCTTGTTTATTTTTAACAATTCCTTTGGTTCCGGGGGGAACACTAGTCCACTCATCCTCCATATGTAGACAAATTACTCTGTCTCCTTTTTCTAGTTCAGGGTTTAACATTTTTCAAAAAATTATACTAATAAATATAATTGAAGTATTTATTGTTGTATGAAAATGTCAGTTTTAATAACCGAACACCAACGAAAAGTTTTAATTACGGAATCTCTTGTCGAAGATTTTGGTAATGTAATTAAAAACAATTATCGTCTTGCTACTGAAATTTTAAAGGAGTCAAAAGAACAAATGGGTGTAAACCTACAGTTTATGATGACTTGGGGTGCCAGTATTGGTGGATTTGTTGGTCCGTTAACTGATTTTATTGAAGGTAGATACCCTGAATTAAATTCCGCGCAAGTTACTTCAATATTAATAGGAATTGTTGCAACTTTTTATTTGGACAATAAAAAAATTATTTCTCAAATATTAGAAAAAATTAAGGAACAAGGTTTATCTGAATATTTCAAGGTAACTTTTAACAAAGCCAACGAATTAAAGAATAGTTTTTTATCTTTTGTGGAAAGTTTGAATTTAACTTTTCATAAGGTAACCAATATGATGACATACACCTTTATAATACCTCTAGTTGAAAAATTAATATCAATTGCTCAAACAGGTCAGTTAGATGATGGTGATTTAAAACAACTTGCAATGAGAATTTCTTCTTTTGGGTTATTAACAGTATCTTCGATTGGTATTGTTAAATTGGTGAAAAAAATGGTTAATAGATTTAGAAATAATTAAATACTATTATTGTAATCCATTACCTGTCTTATTACTTCTTCTTGTTCTTCATCATTTAATTTGTGGATATCACCGTGTGTTTCAAACCAATTTTTTACAATTTGTTCAAAAGGTTGTTTTCTCAAATTAGCTAATCTTCTAAATCCTTTAACTTGTGCTGGAATCTCATGAGATTGTGTGTAGTATTCCAAAGAACCCTCAACATCGTCTTCATCATGACCATCAAATTCACCTTTATAAGATTGTAATCCATGTTCTAATTCGTGGGCAATAATTTCATTTAACTCACCTACAATATTATAAAGATTTGTTTTTAGATTATTTGGATTAAATAAAATTAAAATTTCAATTACCTCCTCATCAGGAACATAGTTACCATTTATTTTGAATCCTTCTATTTTTTTAGACGTTTTTAAAGTAAGTTCCACAGTAAATTCAACCGGATATTTTGAGAACGTGTAAAAATCACCTTTATTAGGCAAATAAAAATTACCTGATTTATTATTCTTTAAAATATTAATAATGTCTCTAACCACTTGTCTTGTTACCTGTCTGCTCATTTTTTGTTCTCTTAACAGTTCTTCTTCATCAATTTCATAATCAAAAACAAATTCATCGATAACAACATTTTTATAATTTTCTGTGTCGAAGAATTGAAGCACCGAAGATAGGTAATTTTCAACTCCACGTTTAAAAGTATACATATTTCTATCTAAATGATATAATATTTTTGACCCCCCTACCTTTTTTAGTTGTAATAATATCAGTTTACTAACTTTATCTTTTATATCGGTTACTATTACTTTTATACTCATGTGTGGGTACGTATCCCCAATACGTATCATATCTCTATATCCCAACAATTCAATCTTAAAATCAATATTACCGTTTAAAGTTTGCATAAGTTCGCCTGTATAATTGAAAGTGGTATCTTTTAATATATTATTAATCCTATCTATCGCTTTTTCACTTAACATAATTATAAATACTCTTTGATGTTATAATGTTTTTTGTTATTATTAGGTGTTAATCAAACAATATGAACAAAAAATTCGATTTTAAAGACATCACTTTGGTACCTGAAATTCTTTCAAGCATCTCATCTCGTAATGAGATTAATATTTTGACAGATTCTAAACATTTACCCCTTATGGTATCACCAATGGATACAGTTATTGATTACACAAGTTCTATCGATTTTTGGCAAGAAAACATGGTTCTATGTTATCCAAGGGGGATGGAACCAACTTATACGGGTTTCAAATCGATATCATTAGATGAATTTGAGAAATTGGTAAATACCAAGTGTTCGGTACTACCAAAAATACTGGTTGATATTGCCAACGGTCATATGGAAAAATTATACAATTTATCCAAAAAGTTTATGGAACAATACCCATATGGTGAATTAATGATTGGAAATATTGCCAACCCCAAGACATATGAAAAATTCGCCGAGATTGGTGTAAAATATATTCGTGTTGGTATCGGTGGTGGTAGTGGTTGTTTAACATCGGCAAATACTGGTGTCCATTACCCAATGGCGTCCTTAATTAAGGAATGTTTTGAAATTAAAAAACAGTGGGGTTATAATTCTAAAATTGTCGCAGATGGAGGCTTCAGAAATTACGATGACATTATTAAAGCTCTCGCTTTGGGTGCTGACTATGTAATGTTAGGAGGTATGTTGAATAAAACTTTGGAGTCATGTTCAGACACTCTGTTGTTTGGTAAGTTTAAATTATCCAAAGAACGGGCAATTAAAATTTGGGAAAATTATCCGTTTATGAGAAAGTATTTCTACAAAAAGTTTAGAGGTATGAGTACAAAAGAAGTACAGAAAAAATGGGGTAGAGGTAAAATTAAAACATCCGAGGGTGTCCATCGGATGAATAAAGTCGAATACACATTAATGGGTTGGACTGAAAACTTTAAAGATTATTTGAGGTCGGCAATGTCTTATACCAATTCAAAAAATCTTGAGTCATTCAAATACTCTGATTTTGTTTTCATAACAGAAAACGCCCGTAAAAGATACGATAAATAATTACCAAGTTCTACAAGCCCAATATCTTGGTTTCCATCTTGGTCCAGGATTGTCACAATTGTGTCTTGCTCTAAAAGATTTTCTTCTTTCAGGATTATTTTTCTTGATTACCATTCTTTTTCCTTTTGCCGATTTTCCACCAAAACCAAAGTTTACTTTAACAACTTTTCCTTTGTCGTTTTTAACATAAACTTTAAATTTTTTAATATCACCTTGCATGATTTTACCAAGTTGTACTTTTCTACCTTGATATTCGGCTTCATTTAAAACATCAGTAGACTCTAAATCTGTTTCAACAACACTTCCATATTCATCTTCATATATAGTACCCTCATTCATCTGAATGGTAACCATCTCAATAATTCTTTTCAAATCTGACTCGGTTAATCTTATTATTTTAGCCATATGTTGTATTTTTTAAATAAATACCTTTATATTTGTATATAAATCTAAAAAAATGAAATTGTTATCTACTATAATTAAAATTTTATTATCAGCAGTGCTTGGTTTTGGATTTTGGTACTTTATTGGGGTATTATTATCTAGTAATTTTAATATTTTGGAATGGTCTATTTTTGGGAAAATAATTTATGTATTACTTTCTTGGGGTACGACTAGAAATTTGTTTGAGTTTGTTGAGGATTATTGAGAATCTGGTCTTAGTACCGTTAAAGCTTCAGGAAAACTTTTATCTAGAATCTGTTCGTTTTTACCCTCATACGGAATATTTTGAAGTACATATCTAATTGCGTTTAGTCCGGATATTCTCTTGTCGTTAGAATCCAAAATAACCCAAGGACTATTAAGAGTAGATGTTTTATCGAATAATCTATCTTTGTACTCGGTAAATCTGTCCCAAAGGTCTTGCATATGAGCGTCATTTGGTGAATATTTCCAGTATTTTAAAGGTGATTTTTGTCTCATATCAAATCTCTTGGCTTGTGTATCCTTATCTATTGAGAACCAAAGTTTAAACAGATAATCACCATCTTTAACCAGGTCATTCTCAAAATCCGATACATTATTCATAAAATCCTCATATTCTTCGGGACTTCCGTACCCCATTACAGGTTCTATTAATCCTCGATTGTACCAGCTCCTGTCGAACATGTTAATCTTACCTTTTTCAATCTTACTTCTATATCTTTCCCACCAATTTTTACGTTCTTCAGGTGACGGTATTCCAAGAGCAATTACATTATATAGTCTTGGATTCATATATTCTGTAAACTTCTTAATTGTGGAGCCTTTTCCGGCAGAATCTCTACCTTCAAAAACTATAATTACGGTTTTACCGGTTGATTTCAACCACTCTTGTAATTTTAATAACTCAACTTGTAAATAATATAGTTCTTCCTTGTATATTTTTTTAGGTACTATAGATGGTTCTTGTAATTCAAATGATGGTTCGTCATCTAACTCGGGTTGGGTGGTAAGAATATCTTTTTGTCTTTTTTTAAGTGACTTTAAAAGTTGTTTAAAAAATTCTGAAGTGTTTTTATCTTTATTACCTTTAAGTTTTAACACTTTAATTAACCCTCGTTCCAACAAACTAAAATCAATGATTTGTTCTTTTGAATATTCTGTGATTTTATTTAAATCTTTTTGTCTTTGGGCGCTATAAACTCCTGAAAATTTAAGTAAATCTTTAATTCTATTTAGATAATATTCACTTCTATTATCCTCTTCACCTTCTTGAAGAATTATGTTGGTTTTAATACCCAACATATCATTAACTCTATTAATTTCTGATATAATTTCCTTCATTTAGAATATTTTCGAAAGAAAAAAGCTAACCCAAAGCAAAGTGCCGACAAACAGTACAAAACGAAATTTGCCTTCCACAAACTTCCTGTCCAAGATAAAAGAGAATATTGAATCATGTCGAACCCAAATGGGTTGAAGAACATTCCTAACATTAGAAATTTTACAGATGCATTCCCCAAGAAAATTTTTCTCCAAGTTGTTTTTACTATCTCCATCTTCCATGTTAGGACGTTTACTTTTTATGTTTAAACAAATAATATGTCTAACATCGATAAATATATCGATAACAAAATAAATTGATAGTTATGATATATTTATGGAAGAAAAGCAACTCAAAAATGGAAAGAATAAAAATAGACGAGGCTCAACTAAGAAAGATAATTCGTCAAAGAATTTTAGAGGAAACAGAAATAAAAGATAACGAACGCAAACCAATGTGTTTGACCAATAATACAATTCCTTTGGATGAGATTGTTGGTAAAGCTGACGATTACGTTAATTATACTCCTGGTGTAATGAGACGTGGAGCTGGTGTAAGTTCTATGGTAGATACTATCGGTATTTTAAATAATTTGAGATTGTTTAAAGATGTTACCGACGGTGGTGCTCATTTATCATATGAAATGATGAATCATTTAAATAAGTACAGAAACAAAAATTATTACGATGAAACATCAGGTGAATGTCACAAAGCCATGGATAAGGTTATTGAATTATATAAAGAAAACGAACATGGAACTGAATTAGTTAAAGATATTGAAAGAGTATTAGCGTTGCAGTCAAGAGATGACGAATTTACACCATCTCCAAGAGCAAAAGAATATCTTAAAAGATGTATAGCTTTAATTAAAGAAAAATAAACCTCAATACGAGGAGTCTTAGGACCGTTATCAGTTACGATAACAGAAAAAGGGGAAGCTCGCTACTGTCCCCTTTTTTATTTATAAAATATTTATAAGTAATAAACCTAAAACAAAATAAAAATTATGGCAAAATCATCATCTGCGGTTGGGCAGAAAGAATCATTCGGTTCGAGAAAAAAAGGGAAGTCTAAAAGAAAGTACGGACCAAAAGAAAATAAACCAAAAGCTTATAGAGGACAAGGAAGATAAAAAACAAAAAAATGAAAAATTTAATATCTGAAGTACTAAAATGGTTAAGAGGAATTTTTAACGACGAAAAAGGTAACCCATCATCTAAACGAATTGTTGGGATGGGGTGCGCCGTCGCTCTTTGTATAACAATGTATCACAATAGTTTTTCATCAGTTGAGGTCGCCCCTGCTGAGTATTTGGTAGATGCGGTTGCTTTATTAGCCTTTGGTTGTCTTGGACTTGCAAGTTTTGATAAATTTACTGCAAGAAAACACAAGAAAAAAGAAGAAGACCCTGAATAAAATTAACCCCCTTTTTATGGGGGTTTTTTATTTTCTTTTTTTCTTAACAGGTTCGGGTTTCTTATCGATTATTTCAACCGATATTGGACCATTCTTAAATTTATCGAGGTCATAAGTCCAAATTGAGATTGTATCCTCGTTTTCGTATTTTCTTGTTATTTTACTCATTAGGTTAATAAATTTACAAAAAACAAAATTAACAATACTGTAGGAATACTCCAAAAAAACGCACTAAATAATTTTTTACATTCTTCTTTAATCGAAACATAAGTTTCACCTTTTTGGTCATAGTCAAAGAATCTTCGGGTAAAAGTGTTAATCAAACACAATATCAAAAATGTATACATAATACAAATATAAGTAAAAAACCCCACTGAAGTGGGGTTTTTAATAACTTTTACTTTTCTTTTACCTCTTCAAAATCCACATCGGACACTTCAACGTCAGGTTGCTGACCTTCATTTGTCTCACTGTAAATTCCTTGGGTAATTGTTTGAGTCACTAAGGCCAGTTTACCTGTACCATTTCTAACTTTTTCCATATCTTTTTCTGAAACCGCAGTTTTCAGTTCAGATAGAGCCTCCGCTAGTTGTGTCTTTTGCTCTTCGGTCATTTTTTCTTCCAAGTCCTTCATTGTTTTTTCAGATTGGAAAATCAATGAGTCCGCTTGGTTGAGTGTGTCAACATCTTCTCTTGCCTTTTTGTCTGCTTCGGCATTCATTTCAGCGTCTTGTCTCATCTTTTCGATTTCTTCTTTTGAAAGGCCCGATGATGATTCAATTCGGATAGATTGTTGTTTGTTGGTTGCCTTATCCATTGCCGACACGTTGATGATACCGTTTGCATCAATGTCAAAGGTTACTTCAACTTGTGGTATTCCTCGCATTGCCGGTGGTAGTCCGTCCAAAATGAAACGACCAATTGTTCGGTTGTCTTGAGCCATTGCTCTCTCTCCTTGAAGGACGTGAATCTCAACTGATGGTTGATTATCAACCGCTGTTGAAAACACTTGAGACTTTTTAGTTGGGATTGTTGTATTTGCCTCGATTAGTTTTGTAAAAACCCCACCTTGTGTTTCGATACCAAGTGATAGTGGAGTTACATCAAGTAACAATACATCTTTAACATCCCCTGCGAGTACACCTCCTTGAATTGCCGCGCCAAGTGCAACAACTTCATCAGGGTTAACTCCTTTTGATGGTTCTTTACCGAAGAATTTTTTAACCTGTTCTTGGATTGCCGGAATACGAGTCGAACCTCCAACCAAAATAATTTCATCAATGTCGGATGGTTTCAGACCTGCGTTTTTAAGTGCTGACTTACAAGGAGCAATTGTACGTTGTACCAAACTGTCAACCAACTGCTCAAACTTTGCCTTTGTCAATGTACGAACCAAGTGTTTTGGCATACCATCTACTGGCATAATGTAAGGAAGGTTGATTTCAGTTGATGGTGAAGATGACAATTCAATCTTTGCCTTTTCAGCTCCTTCACGAAGACGTTGAAGTGCCATTGGGTCTTTGGTCAAATCAATTCCGTTCTCGTCTTGGAATTCTTTTGCCAACCAATCGATAATTGCTTGGTCGAAATCATCACCACCTAGGTGAGTATCACCGTCAGTTGACAATACTTCAAATACACCCTCACCGAGTTCGAGAACCGATACGTCGTGAGTACCACCACCACAGTCAAATACAACAACTTTCATGTCTGAACCTTTTTTGTCGAGACCGTAAGCAAGTGCCGCCGCGGTTGGTTCGTTGATGATACGTTTAACAGTTAGACCCGCAATTTCACCAGCTTCTTTCGTTGCTTGACGTTGAGCGTCGTTGAAATATGCCGGTACTGTAATAACCGCCTCGGTTACTGTTTCACCCAAATAATCCTCAGCAGTTTGCTTCATCTTTTGAAGGACCATTGCCGAGATTTCTTGTGGTGAATACTTCTTGTCGTCAATCTGAACACGAGGAGTGTTACCATCACCCTTAACCACTTTATAAGGAACACGCTTGATTTCTTTTTTACTTTCATCGTGACTTGTTCCCATAAAACGCTTAATAGAGTAAACTGTTTTATCAGGATTTGTAACCGCTTGACGCTTTGCCGGGTCACCAATCTTTCTCTCACCACCATTTGCAAAACCAACAATCGAAGGGGTGGTTCTTTTTCCTTCACTGTTTGTAATCACAACAGGTTCGCCATTCTCCATAACGGCTACACACGAATTTGTTGTTCCTAAGTCAATACCTATAATTTTACCCATATAACTTTTATTTTTTTTAAAATATATGTTTTTTATTTTATGGAATCAAGTTCCACAAGAAAAAAGTTAAAAAACATGCCAAAAATAAAAGTATGACAAATTGTCAGTAAATATGACAATTAAACTTCGGGTTCTATTGCGTAGAGTCTCATATACTTTTTAAGTAGAGTTTCTCCCGCCTTATTGATTCTTGGTTGGAATTTGTTGACCAAATCAACCAAGTGTTTAGACTGTTCGATATATCTTGCTGGTTTTTCATTATGGAATTTCATCCATTTAAAATAATCCGTTAAAAACCATTTATATAAATTATTTAAAACACTTAATTCTTTACCTGGTGAAACCTCACCTATTTTTTCAAGTAAATTATCTATATAAACTTCCGCATTAAATGTCCTTAAACTATTTGCCTCTTCCCAATACCTTGAATTTTTAAATTCATCGAATGACATTCTGGCTCTTAAACTGTACGCCTCTTGGACTTTCGCATTAATTTCATATGGTTCCGAATTGTAAACATAGTATAAAAAATCCTGCCATACATTAAAAATTTCTTTTCTTAAATTAACATTTTTACCACCAGCCCAACTTAAACTAACATTTACTTGTTTTGCTCCCGATTCCGCTCTTTTATAAAATTCGTATAAGTGATTACACTCGTGAGTGATTGTATCTCTAAAATCAAATAACACAGATTCACTCATACTATCTTCATACGAACTAGTTAGAGTAAGGTTAAAATCTAATTTAGCAACCAATGTTTGGTCAACCTCCTCTAACACATATTTTGGTAATTCAAATGATGGTTCTTTTAAATAAGAACTTCCAGCATATTGTTTTTGTATTGAATTAGCAACCCCACCAGACGCAAATGGAATCGTGGATTTTTTTCTTGGTGAATTTTTTAATGTCAAAACTATATGCATTTCTTCAATCGGTAATTCAATAAAATCATCCATACTGGATTGATAAACATAAGATATTTCCTCAGGAGTGATTTTGATTTTTTGTACACCACTTTTTTTAGTTTGAAGAAAATCTTTTATAATAGGTTCTAATTTGGTGTATATTAGATTGGTATAGGCCAAAGCGGCACGAGAAACACCTAAATCTTCTTTAATTAATTTTTTTAACTGTTCTTCTGATAGTCTAACTCGCATACTAATAAATACTCGAAAAAAATTTTAAGTAATTACTTTATTTTCCAACTTTGTGTCGTATTTATTTCAAAATGATTAACAATTTAATAAATAATAAATAAACGTAAACCTCCTTCGGGAGGTTTTTTTTTACCCAAAAGTTATATGCAAAATACAAAAATTTATCACGAGTTAGTCCAAAAAATGAGGACTTTTTTTCTAAACAAAGGTTTTATTGAGGTTCCAACTCAATCAAGACTATCAATTCTCGCAGCATGTGAGAACCCACACTCAATTACAACATTTGAGTATAAAGGTGAGATTTGGCCGTTACCACAAACAGGTCAAATGTGGTTGGAGTATGAATTATTAAAGAATCCTGAATGGCCAGGTGTGTTCTGTATCTCAACATCCTATCGACAAGAAAAAGACCCAATTCCAGGTCGTCACGAATTAATCTTCCCAATGTTTGAGTTTGAATCAAAAGGTGGAATGGAAGAATTAAAAAGATTGGAATTAGAACTTTTGACATTTTTAGGTTTTGACACACCTGTTGAAGTAAATTACGACGATGTTTGTAATGAATATGGTGGAGTTAAAATTTTGGAAAACGAGCATGAAACAAAAATGTGGCAAGAAAAGGGTTGTGTTGTATCACTTCAAAATTTCCCACTCAGAACTAATCCATTTTGGAACATGAAATCGGGTCAGGATGACAAATTCAACAAAATCGATGTTATTCTTTATGGTCAAGAAACAATTGGTTCGGCTGAAAGAAGTTGTGACGTTGATGAGATGAGAGAAATGTTCTACACAATTGAAAATGGTGGATATTCTAACAAATTGTTTGAATTATTTGGAAAAGAGCGAGTTGAGAAGGAACTTGAGGAGTTTTTATCTCACAAATTCTTTAAAAGATTTGGTGGTGGTGTAGGTTTAACTCGTTTAGCAAGGGCTTATCAAATGATGAAAGACGAACACGCTGAATTACACATGAATTATGGTGATTTACAGAAATTTTAATGAAAAAGGGGGTTAACAACCCCCCTTTTTTAATTAAAGAAAATAATAACATTTGTGATTGTCAACACCGTAAATAAAGCGGCAAACCAATCGCTTCGTTCCAAATATTTTTCAGGTTTTAGATTAACTTCTCCTTTTTTGTTAGTTACGGTTTGGTAATTACCTAATGGAAAAACTCGATACTGATTATTCATCTTATCATAACTAACGATTGCCGCTTTTAGCTCCCTAACTCTATTGGACATTTCAATTGTAGTAATATTTTGAACTGAATCTTCTTTCATTTCAAGAATAGCATAATCAATCCAATTATCTTGGTCTAATGTATACCATACTAAACTATCTCTTTGATATGAAATTGATTTAATTTCAGACTGAAGTGTCTGTATTTTTAATCTTTGTTTTGAAAATATAGTGTTGATGTCGTCAGCTTGTTTTTTTGTCATTAAGACAATTGAGTCACCCTTAATTATCTTCATCATCGGGTAAGTCAATTGGCTGAAGGTTGTACTTTTCACCATCATCAAAATCGTTACGAGGAATAACTTTAATAGGTTCATCTTTTGTTGTTAGGTTTTCAAGCTGTGTCGACACCTCTTGTATTACAGTGGCTTGAGAGTCGACCGTTGCGGTTAATTTTTGATTTTCAGTTGTTAATTTTTGGTTTTCGTTAGTTAAGGTTTGGTTTTCCTCAACAAGTAAAATATTTTGTTTAACAGTTCCAACATGGTGTCCGCCTGTATAAGTCGCATTAACAACAAACAACAGGACAAATGAAATTAATACAATTGTTAATAACGTTTTAGTTTTCATTTTCTAACTTTACCACCATTCATCATTATGATTTCTTTCAAATTTTCCAGAGCTTTGGTATTATTATCAATGGTTTCTTTGATTTTGTTTTGGTCTTGTCTTACATAATCATTGATTTCTTTTTGTAATTCATCAACCTTTGTTTTTAATCTATCTTCTGACGCAATTTGTCTTTTTAACAAGAACCATAATGCCCCACCAAGACCCAAAGTAATCACACCTAAAGCTCCATACTGTGTAAGAGTTTCAAAAACTCCAAAAGATTCTACTTGTAATAGTGTCATTTGCTTCTTAATTCTTTTTCAAGTTCATCAACTTTCTGTTGGAGTCTATCTCTCTCGTTCATAAGTCTCTTTAAAAATAACCATCCTACAACACCTAATGCTAAAACAGCAATACCTAAAACTCCGTAATCTACTAATTTTTCAAAGGCTCCTAATTGTGGTGCCGATTCTGCATCTAAAAATATCATAACTTTTGTTTCCTAATAAATATCATATTATTTACAAAATGTCGGAATGAGTTATACTTAACACTCGTTATTTTTTCCTCCCTTTTGGGAACCAAAATAGTATGAAAAAATCATTAGAGTAAGTGTCTTTATTAAATCAAAAAGTTCTCCGTTTTGTTCTTCACTTAATAATGGTGTTTTAAAGGCAATAACTTTATCAACAATAAAGACACCAACAAGTGATGCGAATACCATAAGTATAAATCTTACAAGAACATCTTGAGTTGAGTTTGAGAATAGTTTATTTACAAAATAAACACCTAAAGAAATAAATAATATTCCTGTTATTACCGCACATATAACTATAAATGGATTTTCAGAACTGAACATGGTTAGGTTTAGTTATAAATATCAAAAAACCCCTCAATCACGAGGGGTTTTCAATTTAGATAAAATCCAACTTATTCGTTACAGGGTCCCATTCTACTGTCAGTGGTTTTTGGGTGTATTGATACTGTTCATCTAAAACGGAAGCATTAATGTAGTGAGTATCACCATCAAAAACATAACCATACCCTGAATGTATATGTCCGCAGACATGAATTTTGGGTTTTATTGTCTTAATTCTTTTTGCCAGTAATTCACAACCAAGATTAAGATATTGACCAATAATTTTGTCTAAATAACCTAACGCAGGTCCGTGAGTTACAAGTATGTCAGTATCCTCAGGAATGTTGTTCCACTTTTGTTCAAGTTCTAATCCACCTTTTAATAAGTTAAACGCCCAATTGTGAAATTCAGGTTGCCAAGGACTGCCATAAATTTTAACATAATTTTCGGTATCAACTCCATAACCCAAAAAACTATCCTGAAGATAAAGAATGTCCTTATAAAAATTAACAACCTCTTTAGCCATTTCAGGTTCTTTTTCAAACCCAAAGTCGTGATTACCAGCAATGAATGTTTTAACTGTATAATTTTCTAAACTGTTAAACCACTTACAGAATTCTTGGATTTCATGCTTATAACCCATTGATGATATATCACCAGCATGAATCAATAAATCACCTCCAGGTAAAGAACTTGTTACCTGTTTGTGTTTATTATGAGTATCGCTGATGAATGTTATTTTCATTTTCTTACTTGGGTGTCTTCTAATTCAACAGATGTTGGTCTGCCAAAGATAAGAACATTTACTTTAATCTTACCTTTTTCTTTATCAATAAATTCAATGTTGCCTTTGAAAGATGTAAACGGTCCTTCGGTTACAGTTACCTCATCACCAACGCTGAATATGTCTGAAAAACTTTTTGTTTTATTTTCCTCGTGGAGACCAATCATTCGACTTACTTCTTGGTCTGATACGACTTGAATATTTCCCGCTCTGTCAGATAACAAACCTGTGGCTCCATCAATTTTTTTAACAACTTGTTTTAGTTCTCCGATTGCGGATGTCTCAACAAAAACATATCCGGGAAATAAAACTTTTTCACGTTGTGTTTTTTTGCCATCCTTGGTTGCAAAAACTTTTTCCATTGGAACCACGACTCTACCGATTACTCCATTGAGTTCCCCTTTGTCGGCTTCTTTTAAAATTCTTTCTGAGACTTTTCTCTCACGATTTGATTGTGCTCTTACAATGTACCATTCCATAATTTTAATTTTTTAGTCCCACCAACCATCAATATGTTTGGCGATAAATTTATATGCTTCTTTTTTATCTTTCATGTATTCTTTACGAGCGGTTTTCATAGCCGCTCTTAAATCCTCTGAATATTTTTCTTTATCTTCAGGAGTTTTAACTTTCTCAGTTTTTGAAACCATTTCACTAACATTTGGTCTTTCCTCAAGTGGAATAAATTCAAAAGTTGTCTTACCCCACTTTTCTTCAATTATGTCGTGAGCCGGTTCTTCATAGAATTCCCAAGAATCTTTTGTCATATGAAGTCGGTCAATCGCTTCTTGAATTTCCTCGGCAACTTTTTCAGCCTCTGCAATGTGAGTCCTGTCAGATAAAAAGAAATCACGAGTGTGCTCAAGTTTTTTGATTAAGATTTCAACGATAAAGTGATTATCATAGTCTTCATCTTTCCAAATTGTGGGAAGCCATCGAAAAACATTCTTTATCTTCCTGAATAATCTCCTAAACGGATATGTAATATTATTAAAGTTTACCCCAGCCATTTTTATATTGTGTTTTATCAATTCCTTCTGAAACTATTTTAAAAAAATCAACAACTTTCTTCCAAAACTTTTTCATACGATTAATTTATCAGGATTTATACCGTTTTCTTCCAAAAGTTCGCGAAGTCTATCATAAACGGCGTCAACTCCCTTATGAAAACCATCATCTTCACCATAACCATTGGTTATACTACGATAAGAATTATGGGTTAGTTCCCAAAGTACAAATGCCATGTCAGTTGCCTTGACACATCTCTCGTGAGCCATACGGTCATCGAAATCATTTAAATCAAATTCAAGTATTCCTTTCATGATACAAATATACGACAAGTTTTTTAATGAAAAAAGGGACTTAACAAAATTTAAGTCCCTTTTTCTATATATAGGCTCTCCGATGAGAGTGATAGTATTATTAAATAGTGAAATTTGAGAAAAAATACTACATACACCCTAAAAAATCAACTTTTTACAAAAATTGTCCTATTGAAATTAATTTTTCTTGCTCAAACACAAAAATATACTCTTCTTTTTCTTTTTCTGAGATGACTTTTCTCCATTTATGTAAAAAAATCATAAATATTTTGTTAGAAACACCAATATGGTTAAAGTTAGTACTGGACGACAGTACTTTTACAACCCATTCAAAGTCTTTCTCAATTTTTTTTCGATTTTCGTATTTTTTTAAAAACGAAATAGTGGATTCAAACATAAAAATTAGTTTAAGTTATGGTTATTTATTATTATAATTATCTTTCTATCATATCAAATTAAAAAATCATGAAAGGTTGTTTATTAGTACTATTAAATTACGTTTTTTACAAGGATATCGAGCTTTTATTCGGAAAAAACAGTATTGTTGACATTTTGTCAGTAAAATATTGTACCACTAAAAAATCTTACATGGTAGATTGTAAACTTTACCTATCTGACATAGATTTATTTGAAGAATCTCAGATTTCCTCACTAAATGTCGTCATTGAAGATTGTTGGAAATACACTGGATTGAGTAGTGATAACCTGATTATACAATCATCATATGATTTAGTCGAAAATTACTCTTCGTCATGAATTAAACCATCCCTTTTCATCGATTGAAAAGCGATTGGAACCGCAGTGGCGATAGGAGTGTGGTATTCCTTAGTAATTTTTTCGGTTCTTTTGTGTAATTCTTCCATTAAGCCTTGATTATAGGCAATGTAGAACAATTCTTCCATTAATTTTTCGCTTGTCATTCCCCCAAATGATTTTAAAAAGATTATATATTATAAATATGCTAAATTATTTATTTTTTTGTTCTATTTCATTCAATAAATTGACCCAAAGGACCGTTTGAAACAACATTAAAACGGAACCTGTCAATATTATATAAGGTGATGTTGAAAGTGCAACCATTAAAAGGGCTGTTGGTAGCACCCACATAGTTAAAGTAAGTCGAGTTTTGATGTTCATGTAAATATTTTTTACAAATATATAACTTTTTATGTTTCCCCCCAAAAAAAATTAGGTTTTTTTGATTAATGGTTTGTTAAATGAAAAAAATACCTTATTATTTAAAAAAATACATTATGAAAACAATACAAGATTCAGATTCAGTATCGGTTAACTACACCGGTCGATTGGAAGATGGTTCAGTTTTCGATTCTTCACTTACCGAAGGTCGTGAGCCATTGAAAGCTAAATTAGGTCAAGGTCAATTAATCAAAGGTTTTGAAAAAGGTTTGATTGGTATGACAATTGGTGAAACAAAAACCATTGAAATTCCTTGCGAGGAGGCTTATGGTGAGGTAAACGAAATGATGGTCAGCGAAATTTCAAAGGACCAAGTGCCGGAAAACGTATCAGTTGGTGATATGTTGCAGGGTATGGGACCAAACGGACCAATTAATGTTCGTATTACTGAAATTGGTGAATCAACTGTTAAAATTGATGCTAATCACCCTTTGGCGGGTAAAAAATTGATTTTTGATTTGGAAGTTGTCGGTATAGACTAATATTCTATTCATACATCATTTCTTCAAAGTTCGGGAATTTCTTCTCGAACTTTTTTATTAATGAGCCGGATAGAGCATTTGCCTCATCTTCATTAATACCTCCAATATCTTGACCTCGTTCTCTATTTAAAACACCTCGTTGATATTCGTGAACCCATTCGTGAGCCAAAGTTCTTAAAATATCTCTATTAATTCTATCCTTAACTAAAACTTTGATTGCATGATTTTCATCACGAGCACCTGTTGTCATGTGACCTATTCTATTTTTAAGGAAAAATATTTTTATATCGTGTTTTAAAGGTAGTTCTGAAAACAAAAATTTAATAAAGGTGTCACAAACATCTTTATGTCTTGATAATCTGTCCTTATCTTGATGGTATACAGTAACTTTCATTTTAGTAATTTACTATTATAAATATATTTATAACAAAAAGGTTGTAATGAGAAAAATATTAATTTCAGAACAAGAAAAAAATCATATTAAAAAACTTCATAATATAAATGAACAGTCTTTCATTGAAAAAAGTCTTGAGATGGCTTTGAAAAGAATGTTTGAAAAACCTAAATCCTCATCAGAAACTACCTCATCTGAAACTAAACCGTCAGATTCTACATCATCTGACACCGGTCCAATTGATGGGGATGTAAAATTAGTGGGTAATTTTGACGATACCCAAAAAAGAAACATTAAATTAATGATTGATTATATGAATGAAAAAGGAATTACTGACCCACTCGCTCAAATAGGTATATTATCAGTAATTTCAAAAGAATGTAACTTCAAACCAAAATCAGAGGTCTCATATGCCACAACATCGAATTCAAGAATTAGAAAAATTTTCGGTAAAAGGGTTGCAAAATATTCTGATAGTGAGTTAAATTCAATAAAGCAAGATGAAGAAAGATTTTTTAATATAGTATACGCAAATATAATAGGTAATGGTAATGAAGCTAGTGGTGATGGGTATAGATACAGAGGCAGAGGATTTAACCAATTAACCGGAAGAGGGAATTATAGAAAATATGGTAATATGATTGGTAAGGATTTAGTTGGTAATCCTGATTTAGTAAATGACCCTGAAACCGCGGCGGAAATCGCAATTGCATTTTTTACAAAAGGTAAATCAGGTGGTTCTTTTCCTAGATTTACAGACAAAGAGGATGCTGCAGGATATTTTGCAGATATAAATGCAGGAGGAGGTTCGAGCTCTCACAGAGGTAATGCTATCGCCGCTTCAACAAAGTTTGATGTTAACGTCGCTTAAAAATATTTGATATTTTTACCAATATAAGATTTGTTAAATGGTAAAAATAGAAAGGTATTTTTTTCACACCAAATGATAGGTTAACCCCTTGCTCCAATAACCACCATATTCTTTAAACACTTCCAAGTCAGTTTCGGCGTATTGAATCTTTGTGATTAAGTCTAATCCGTCAATAACCTCAGTAATTACTGGTCTTAATTTATCGGAATCAAATTCTTCTTCTAATTCTATTTCGTAGTTAAAAAACTCACCCTTTGTGTAATCGTCTACTATAAGATAATTACCTTCATCGGTTATGAATTCATACTCTTCGTCTTTAAATTCGTGATTGTTCTCTGATGACCAAACTTTATTATTGTTTTCGTTAAAAACTTCTATGATATAAGTTTCAGGGTCGTTATAAGGGCCTAAAAATATCGTGTCAGTCTCAAAAATATCATCTTTATCTAAAATTTCACTGATAGTCTCATGTTCACCATAAGAATTATCAATTCCTAATTCGGACAATTTTGATTTTTGATTTTCGTCAATAGAGTGGACGTAGCACTCTGAACCACGCCCACTCACAATGATTTTATACTTCATTTTTCAATAACCATATTTGTATTAACAATTGGTACTCGTAGTACGGGAATTGCCGAATACCCTGATGGTGCAGTAGAACTATCAACTCGTTGCATTATTTCGTAATATCCGTCCAAAGGTTTTACGGTTGATACATTCTCGTAGTGAAACACTACTTCGTCTGGAATTGATGCCGAGAAAACTCGTGCTGTTTTTTGTGTTGTGTTAAATACTAGTGTTTGTAATGACATATTTTATTAATTTGATATAAACATACTAAAACTAAAATAAAAAATCAAATGTTTTTACCTAACAACCGTTACATGACCGAAAATTATTTCAGGTTCGTTGTCAATTCCATTCCAAGTAACCTTATATTCATAAACATCATTTTGAACATAGTAGTCACCACCTCTGAAATTTCCAATCCATTGCCCTTTTGGGTCAACTGATTTAAATACTAGTTCCCCCCATCTATCAAACACAAGTACTTCGATACTTTCCCATCCTTTTCCTTGTGGGAACCAAATATCGTTAATACCATCACCATTTGGGGTAAATGCATTTGGAATATATATAGAAGAACATTCACCTATAAAAACTCGATACCTTAATGGGTCTGATAAACATTCTTCTGTTTTACCATAAACAGTTATTTCATGTATACCAGGTGAATAAGTTTCCCAGTCAACGGTTAAGGTTTGTCCAAAATGGTAAACTCCGTCTATATACCAATAAAATGTTGTATTTGGTGTGTCAGATTGTACAGAGTACGTATACTCTTTTTTAGAGTCTTCCTCACAAATATCTATTTCTTGTTGCTGTCCAAGCACAACCATAACGAAAAACAACAACAAGATTGTTTTTATGTTTTTCATTATTAGTCATGCGAAATATTGTCTAAAACAGGAATTGGATAGACGGTCATATCAGCTGTCGCAGTGAATGTACATCCCGCCTCAGTTATGGTGTAAGTCACCGTTTCTGTTCCCTCCGTTTGTGGGCAATATTGACCATTAACAATGTTTGGTCCTGAGAATACACCACCAGCTGGTGTTGCAACCAAATCTTCGCAAGGGTCACCTTCACAAAATACAAGTGGAGTAATCACAGGGTTGATTTCAAGAATAAATACATTCATCGTGATTGGTGGTCCGTCACAACCCGCAGGTGTTGTTGCATAAACACTAACCGCATCTACGATAGGACCGCCAGCAGGTGCTGCCGACCAATCAACCGTTATTTCATTTGTTCCTTGACCTGATGTTAAAACACCAGGAGCAGAAACAGTCCAGTTATAAGTATAGTTTGGAGTATTTGGAACCTGATAAGTTGCAAAAGGGTCATTAATACAAACTGTATCAGGATTAATCGTTGTAAATTGAGCAAAAAGTGTGATTGGTAGTATTGCCAATACAAGTAATAAGAGTTTTTTCATGTTTAAAGTAGTTAGAGTTTATTCTACTATAAATATCTGAAAAAATCTAATCGTGACTAATAATTCCTGGTATTATCGGAATTTCGTAAACTTCCACTTCACAATTTGCAATATCAGTGCAGTTTGTTCCCACAACATGTGCAGTCATCGTTACATTATAGACACCGGGAGAAATATAAGTGTGAGATGGAGAATATAAGTTTGAAGTTTGTCCGTCATCGAAGTCCCATAAATATGTAGTTTCATATCCCTGTATTGTAGGTGTTAAATTTGTAAAATTAACTATATCAGGAAAACATACATCTTCACATATTATGCTCGATAGTAAAGGTATCGGGTCAAGGACTATTTGAAGGTCAAGTTCACATCCTGTAACAGTTGTAACATTTAATGTTAAATTTGTGTAAGTATTTGATGGTACTGTTATAACTCTTGTAGTATCTCCTGTTGGTGACCAATCATATGTTGCGAATCCTTCTGGACCTTCAATTAGTGTGGAATCACTTGCCTGACAATAACGAATTTTTGTTTCAATTGGACTACACGATATTGCGTCAACATATGCATATCCGTAGTGTCCTCCTAAATCACAATCACCAGTTTCAAATTCAAGTGTAACACTTTGTCCAATGTATCCTGATAAGTCTAATGACACTACTCTCCAATCACTCCAAGCAATTGGTACTGGATTACCGGGTATTGTACAATAATTAAATCCCTGTAAGTTGGGTCCTGCCGTTACCATATATTCCGTACAAGGAATCACTGTTCCGTTCGCCAGTCTAACTCTTGATTGAAATCTTGGCTGGTCACCGTCACTATGTCCTGGGTCTTGTAAGACAACCGCGTAAGCATATTGTACCAAAGTTGTTGTGGGACTAACTGTAAATGTGTAATATAAACCTTCAGCTCTTGCTTGGTTTTGGTTATTTCCAAGTCTTGCAGAAAAATTCCCTTCATAAACCATGTTTAGTCCTCCGCATGTGTTTGGGTCAAGACCTGCACTCACTATGGTTTGTCTACCGGCAAATATACCAACAAAAGGTAAATTAATGGGACAACAAAATCCTCTTCTTCCCGTCCAATTTGTAAAGTCACCAAATTCAAAATTTGCGTTTGGACATTGGGCAATAGAGATTAACCCACATAATGTGAGTATTATTAAAACAATAATATTCTTAAACTTCTGACCCAATTCTAAATTTTTCTTCGGGGGTTAATAAACCCTTTCCAAATTTTTCTTTTCTTTCCCAATATCTTTCTTTGACGTGTTGATGAATCGGTCTGGGTTTTCCGTCCTCATCAATTCTAACAAAAACAATTTTTGTTTGGGTTACAATGTCTTGCTCACCTGTATAAACATTGTGTTTTCTAACTTCAATATAAAGTGTGACTGAGGTATTACCGAATGAAACAACTTCACCATAAACTTTTAATATGTTTCCAACCTTCACCGCTCGTTTAAATAACAACTCGTCAATTTTAAGTGTTACAATTTTTTGGGTGTCACAGATTTGTGACGCATATGAGGCTGCAGCATCATCAATAAGTCCAAGTATTAAACCTCCGAACATATTTCCATGAACCCCCTCGTCACCTTTCTTACAAATGTATGTTGTTATTAATTCCATTCTTCGCTATTTGTATCATCATCTTCAAGTCCATCCATTAATGTATTGTCCCAATCTTCCATATCATCTGTATGCTCGTAAGCACCATCCGGTCCAATCTGAAAGTCATCTGATACATAAGGTTCAATATTTTCTTCGGCACATTCCTCAGCCATCTTCATCGCATAATCTTTTTTTCTCGCAAATGGTTTCTCGGGACATAGTTCTTCTTTTCCTCTATAAACCGCCCACCACCATTGATGTTCTTTCATTTGTTCGACTCGGAGCGTCATATCACGATACTTGGCAACATAATCGTCCTCGTCAATTTGTTCCCATTTATGTTTTAAATCTTCCGTCATATTTTTTTCCATTTATTATCTGAATCCAATTCAAATGTTCCAATGTGGTTTTCTTTCCACTCGGTTGGTTTAATTAATGATAAGAAATACTCACCACTTTTTCTACGATACAAATAATATTCTTGCCCAATAATTGGTTGGAAATTATATGTTGCATTATAGACAATACTATTCCACTCAAACTCCTCAAGTAGTTTTTGATATTGTTCCTTTATCTCCTCGTATTTTCTGTTGAAGTAATGATTGGTTTTTAAAATTTTTTCGTTCTTCCAAGTTGATACATTGTCGGGTGATATGACTGGCGCTCCGATGTTTGTTGCATATGGAAGAAGGTGAGCGTAATAACCACGCTCTTCACTCCATACAACATTGTCGGGATATTTCTTTTTTGGTTGTTCGTAACTCATTACACTTGGTAGGTCAGAATAATGGCACCACAGGTCATCTTCCATGTCCTAAATATAAAAAAAGGATTAGTATAAACCAACCCCTTTTCAATATTATTTGGGTTAAATTTAATTTCTAAATATTTACATATAAAGTAAGACATTATGGAAAACAAAATGAGAGAACAAATAAATAAAGTAAAGAACTTTGGACAATTATTGAATGAAGGATTATCTAACGATAAATTTCTAATAATTTATCAGATAACTAACTTCAAAGCTGAAACCGATTTCAGTTATGAAAAAATTAATAGATTGTTAACTAAAAATATTTCTGAATGGAAATCACCAATTTATTCTTACATTCAAAAAGCAAAAACAGAAGATGAAGCAAGAGAATTGTTTGATAATAAATGGAACGAACTCGCTAATTATGAGCCAAAACCTAAATTGGAAATACTTTCAGTGCAAGAAATTGGCGAAATCTCGGATAAAATACACACTTATTAAAGTTGGTGGATAAAATTATTACACCATAAATCGTCAGTGTTCTCCATTTGTGAGGGATATTCCATGTCTTAGTCCTTGAACAAAATCTTTGAAGTCCTGTTCGGTTGTTATATAATTTCCGATGGCAATTCCAACTTCATTTCCAACGTCTGACAAATCTCCATTGTCGTATGATACCTTTGATAGAGATTCTGAAATTTGTTTTAAAATGTGTTGGAAATTACCCATACCATCAAATATAAAAAAAGGGCTGGAATAATCCAACCCTCTCTATGAAATAAATTTATTAATTTTTTAAGGTTGTGCAAAACTATTTCTCGGACCACCAACTGCAAACACAGCCATCGCTCTTGTTTTCTGACCTTGTGTAAACATATACATACAAGCATCATTTGTGTAATCCATATAATTCATTGTCATCTCCACAGGAGTTCCTGTACAAGTTGAGTAGTGAGGATAAGTCGGACAAGAATAATTGGCCGTGTTGTGTTGTGGAGTATCCCCAACCAAATCACTACCACAAGTTGCATCTCCCCAAATGTGACGAAGGTTTAACCAGTGACCAACTTCGTGAGTTGCAGTTCTACCTTTATTGTAAGGAGCGGTAACTGTTCCAACAGAACCAAATGCGTTGTCATCAATTACAACACCATCAGTTGCGGCGGCTCCACCAGGAAACTGAGCGTAACCCAAAATACCATTACCCATATTACAAACCCAAATGTTGAGTTTTGTAGTTGGTGTAGTTGCATTTATTCCACCTTGTGAAGCATATTTCATTGCGTTATTTGTGCTCCAAGATGATTTTGAAGTTTGTTTTCTAACAACACTACTTAATACAAATTCAATTCCGAAGTTACCAGAGCGAACTGACTGGAAAATTGCCGGTGTAAGATTGTAGTCAGTGTTAAGTGCTTTGAAGTCGTTATTCAACACCGTAATTTGTGAAGCAATTTGAGCGTCAGAAATATTCTGAGCCGATGTCTTATAAAGGACATTAACAACAACAGGAATCTGAATAACACCATTACTCAAAAGTGTTCTTGATGAAACAAACTCTTGAGTGAATCTTTCAAGTTCTTCCAATCTTTGAGCTCTTGATGGGTCAGCCTCAATTTCTTCTAAAAGAACATCGTGAGCCGCACAGGTTCTCTCTTCAGGAAGTGATGTTAAATCCTCAACTTGAGAATCAACATTGATTTCTTTTTTACAACCGACAATAGATATGCCGATAATGAAAAAAGATAAAAGGAATAAAGATACTATTTTTTTCATATTTTTAGGTTTTTCAATAAATATCTTAAAACCTAATTGGATATGAAATTAATTGGATAATGGGGCCTTAATTACCTGATGTGATTGATAATCTATTAAATAAAAATCATCAGGTACAAAGTCTTTTAAATTTTTATCATATTCACCCTCTCTATAATCCACACCTAATTTAGGCAAATTATAAGGTGTTCTACTAATTTGTTCCTTAGCCTGCTCAATATGATTTAGATATAAATGTACATCACCTAAGTTACCAATCAACTCATCAGGTAGCATATTAACTGCCTTAGCAATAAGTTCTAGTAGCAGTCCATAGCTAGCAATGTTGAATGGTAAACCTAAGAATGTATCTACTGACCTTTGATTCCACATTAAAGAGATTGCTCTGGTTGGGGCATTAAATTTCTCAAGAACTTCAGCAACATTACCTTCCCATCCTAATCTATCAAAAAATTTAGGCATTTGTTGACTTCTATTTTTGATGACCCAATCTCTACGTTCACCATTACATAACTCTCTTGTATAAACTTGAAATCCGTAATGACAAGGTGGAAGAACCATTTGGTCTAATTCACCTACATTCCAAGCATTAACCATTAATCGTCTTGAGTCTGGGTTTGTTTTGAGTTCAGAGATTAGGTTTGCGATTTGGTCTGTACCCCCCTTATTGAGTTCACCTGGAATGTTTAACCAATTTCTCCATTGTGCTCCATAGATTGGCCCTAACTCACCCCACTTTTTAAAAAACTCATCACCTGTTTTAATTTTGTTGATGAATTCTTCCTTTGTTAAATCTTCAGGATACAATGCACCAGGTGAACCATTATCTAACCAAGTTCTGTATCGTTTGTAAGCGTCTCCATCCCAAATATGACAATTGTTATCAACAAGATACTTGATATTAGTATCGCCTCTTAAAAACCATAGTAATTCAGTTACCATAGTTTTAAAGGCCATCTTCTTGGTTGTAAGCAATGGAAACCCATCCTTCATGTTATGACGAATCTGTCTACCGAATATTGATAAGGTACCAGTACCTGTTCTATCTTTCTTTTCAACACCCTTTTCTAAAATATCTTCTAACAGATGAAGATATTGTGTTTCTATCCAATTACTCATAACTTTCTATTGTTTTGGTTTTAATTCTTCTTCAATAATCCTCACCATATCATCAAACGTAACACCATTTTCATCAGCCCTACTTTGAATGTATTTTTCAGAAAGGTGGATGTAATTAGCCTTAGGTGTTCTATCAATTTCTTGAGATACCTTTAACAATTTAGTCAATAATTCTTGTTGTTCTTTATTCATAACTTTCTATTGTTTTTTCTAGTTGATGAAACATTTCTTTAATTCTCATTCCCAATTCGTATGGGTCAGCATGTTTAACCATTTCTAATGTTAGAATATGATTGGCTTTAAACCATTGAGGTGTTTTTGATTGTTTCTCCTGTCCCCACATTCCCTTATATGTTCTATATGCAACATCATGCATTGTTACCATACAATCAAATCGTATCTCACAAACTCGTCTTGTGTCAGCAACCACTTCGGGTACTGGTGTTATTTCAATTTCTTTATTCATATATTTTTTATTTCTTGTTTTACTTCTTGCCAGTATTTATAATTCGCTGAGTCTTCTACATTTGTAGAGTCTAAAACTCCAGCATCTTTAAGACTATCATACACCCCAACAAATTGATTTATAATCTCATCTACCGCTATCAAAGCACATTTCTTAGCATTTTCTAACTTCATATTATTAGTTAGAAATGACATTATGTTATTGTAATAAACGTTTACTAATTGGTCAGCCTTTTCTTTTGGTGTCATTTGTTACATCCTTGTTTAAGTGATTGATGAGATTAGTTTTTGATACTCCTAGCGAAGCATTACTCCCATATTCATATGCTTTCCTGACTTGTTCCTCAGTATAAAGAGTTTCTTTGGCTTTTTTATAACCCGCATAATAACCCAAATTAAGCGGTCTAAACCACGTCGCATCTTCAAATGCATGATATACTTTAAAGGCATATTCTTCAGCCAATTTTACAACATCATCTTCTACCTTCTTAGCAACATCAGGAATATGGTTGATTAGTTTGGCGTAAGTCAATCCATTCACCCCAACTTCACCATTTTCCCATTCTGTGACTATCTCAAACTCTATCTCATTTGTAAACTTTGATGTGAAGCAAGTATCCATCATTTCAATAAAGTCCGGATGTAATGGAAGTGTTTCCCAATCATTCTTATTTATAGAGTAATCGTAATTTACCACCCACCCTCGGTCTGTTTTAGTTAATGTTCCTTTCATTTATCACCTACATTCATTACAGTTGTAGGTGTATCATCATGTGGAATGCTCTTGTTGTCTCTAATCCTTTCAAGATTACCTAGTTGTTTTTTAAAGGCATCAAGTTCCGCATTTAGAATCATCTTTTCGTTTTGAAGGTTCTTGATATGCTCTTCACAGTCTCTAATTGCAAATTCTATCTTGTTCATTGTTTAGATTGTTTCAATTTTAGTAATAATTGTTTGTCTAATAGGATAATAGGCAATTACAACATATCCATCTTCTCTTTTATTAAAGAACTCATATACGCCTGCACTACTATAATTCATACCATCACATTCAATTGTTATTTGTTCTGTGGTGTCTGAGTTTCTGTAGTATCCAAGTATTGTAATGTGGAATCGTTTCATTTGTCACCTCCATTTAATGCGCGTATGGTTTTAAAATCAGTCACTACCTCAGTAAGCAAAATTTTCATATCATTCATCATATCTAATGTATCTTCATCCATTAGATGTTTTGTCTGTTCAACTCCTTTGTTCAAGTAGTCTAACTTTGCTTCATATTTTTCAATTATCTCATTCATTTTTCACCTCCGTTTGAGTTTGACTTTTTCAAAAACTCTCTCATTCCTTCAACTACCTCTAAATCATTTTCAACTAATTTGCCCTTAACGAAAATGTCTCCGTTTTGACATAATTTAATGATTGGTTCTGTTTCATCTGCGGTAATGAAACTTATTGTGTTTGACTCTAAGTCCGATTGTTTGATTGTTATCTCTTCCATTTTTATTTTATTTTTCACCTCCGTATGTTTCTTGAAAATATTGTTCAGCGTCCTTGATTATTTTATTTTTCTGAGCGTTTAAACCTAATGTGTCTATATGTTCTAATTTAGCTTTCATATAACCCTCTATTATCTGTTCATTCACCATCGCTTTGGCGCTTTGGATTACTTCGTCATACAATTTAACCGCATCTTTTTTTGATAAAGTTTTATTGTTGGAAATTAGTTCAACTTGCTCAACCATCCATTCAACCGCAGTTTGTTTTTTCATATTAGAATTCATAATACACTATTTTAGGGTTATCAATTTCTCTGTCTTCCTTTAAATAATTAACAGCATCTTCTTCTGTATTATGTGTCCTATAAGGCAATCTTGGTTTTACACCACTTTTCGCATTATATACATTAACATTATTATGACAATCAAATGTTACAATTAATTTTTTAACATCAATTTCTTTTGTTTGATTTATCGTAACTGTAATTACTTTATCCGCAGATTCGGCAAACTGTTTGCCGGTAGTTTCTTGCTTCATAACTCTTCGTCTATTTCGTCTTGAATCTGATTTATTTTACTTTTCACATATTCTTCAAGTTCCTCGGAAATTTTTATATATGATTCTCTCAAAGAATGAAACTTTTCATCTTCAACTTCTTCAAATGATGAGTAGTGTTTAAAACAATAATCAAAACCTTCATTACCCATTCTATATTGTACCATTTGAAAGTTCTCGAGTTGCTCGTATAGTTTATCAATTTTTTCCATATACTTTATCTAATATTTGTTCGTAAGCGTTGTCGTATTTAACCTTCTGTTCTTCGGTCAATGTTTCATATATATTTGACATAAACCATTCATCCATCTGATATGACACCTTCAAATCCTTTAAATAAGTTTCACAATAATGTCCGTCAGGATGCATTTGACACATCGTTGCTTTACAACAACCATCTTCACCACATCCCGAACATACGGGACAATACGGAGAAGTCATATCATTAGTAGGTGTTTCCATTTTACAAATTTAAACCATTTTACTTTACAAAAAAAGAACTTTTTATTTTACACTTTAGGAATTTTTCAACACTCCGTTAACTCTACCCTGTTGTGATGTTGTATCAAAACTAATTGAATTTGACCCAATTTCCAAAACATTTTGAACAAGATGCTCACACATAAAAACATCATGTCCGTATGTCATATTATCATCCTCGGCAATTTTTAACTTATCTGTTACTTTATCCGATTCATCAAGAATATGACTAACAACAACATCTTGAAATGGATTTTCTCCTCTTAATTTTTCTACGGTCTTTATTTCAATCTCACTGGTTCCGTAATTCAAAACATTATTAATGAATTTTTCTTCATCCACCAACTCACCTGAACGATATGTATTAATGGTATTATTTAGTATTTCATCTGTTACATAATCATCATTGTGGTATGCCTCTCCAATTGTTTCTACATCGTGGTTTAATATATCTTCCACCAATCCTTCTTGAGCCCATTGCACCTTAACAGTTGTTTTTACCTCATGGTTTAATACCTCTTCCGTCATCGAATTTTTCGGCATATAACTCCAATCGGCGGTTTCTATCTCGTGGTTTAATAGTTCTTCAACCGTGTTATTGAGTGGTAAATCCTCCCATTGAGTTGTTTCTACCTCGTTATTTAATACCTCTTCCACCGCTCCATAGTTGTTGAATGGATGAAATGCGGTTGTTTCTACCTCGCAATTTAATACCTTTTCCACCCATTGATAATGCACCATCGTTCCTGGCGCTGTTGTTTCTACCTCGCAATTTAATACCTGTTCTACCTCAAAAGGCTCCATCACCTTATTCATTGAAGTTGTTTCTACATTGTGGTCTAACACCTCTTCCACCATTCCTTCTTTAATGAGTATTTGCGCACTAGTTGTTTCTACCTCGTGGTTTAATACCTCTTCCACCTCTGTTTGGAGCATTCGTTGGAATCCACTGGTTGTTTCTACCTCACAATTTAATACCGTTTCCACCAGTCTTGGCTTTTGTAGAAATTGGCGAGCGGTTGTTTCTACCTCGTGGTTTAATATTTCGCCAACCGCAATCGGGTGTAATTCCTGTTTTTCAGCTGTAGTCTTTAAATTACTATTTAATACCTCTTTCACCGATGCGACATTTTCAGACTCTTGGTAATTTGTTGTTTCCACCTCGTGGTTTAACACCTCTTTAACTTCTTCTTTAAAGTTAATGATACTTCCAACGGTCTTAAAAACTTTATTGGGGTACTTACATTCAAGAATTTGTTTCTTATTCAAAATTGAACTAACAAGCTCACCAAACAGATACTGATGTTCTTCACCATTTAGTGAAAACATTGTAAGGGCAGATTGGAAATGTGACCACCTCCACCAAAGGTGTTTATCTGTTTTATGGTATTCAAAATACCAATATTTCTGTTCTCTATCGATAAACCAAATACTATCTTTGTAGTAAATGATTTCAACCGGCATAAGGTCTTTAAGTAGAAATTCTACGATTAATTTTTTTAGTCTGTCGGAAAACATTTTTTAATCTCCTATTTGTCGTTCAGGAACGCTTGTTGTTTGTTTGAAGTCGTTTGGAGCCTCAATAGTATCGGTGTCGATAGTTTTTTCTTTTGACATATCCATATAGACATGAACTTTTACACCCAAAATACCGGCAATAGTTTGAAGAATTTTAGTTTTGAAATTAAACATGATGTTTTTGTGTTTTAGTAATTTGAAATCCAAAGTCCCATACAAGGAACCCTATGGCAAATATATAAAGATTTATATAATCTCCGACTTCAATATCAAAATATTCACTTTTAGTAAATGTTAAACTTGGAATCACATGCACTTGAAAAAATTCATCATGATATGTTTTATGACAATATAGTTCAGTCTTCATTTGTAAAAATTTTTTCTTTTAAAAATGTTAATAATTGTCTTGATTCACGAATTGTTCTTTCCTCTTTTGTGAAAAGTTCCAACTCATCATCGGTTGCCAGTTGACAAATTTTGTCAAGTTCAGATTCATTAATTCTGAAAACTTTCATCATTACACCATCCATTAATCCGAATATACTATTGCTAACGGGATGGTCTTGTTCTTGATAGGTGTGTTTTTTATCTAGTCGTGTCATATATTATAATTGAATTTCAAAACGATTTTTCATAATCCCAACTTTTTCATCAGGAACTCCGTGAATGTTTTTTCCTCCGTGCCTATTTTCAACAATCATAGAAAAAACTTTGTAGTCATATTTCTCTGCTAGTTTGAAATACCAATCCATTTCCCACTCTTGGGTGAATGTATTTGACACAACGATGGTCGGATGATATTGTGGGTTTTCTTGATTTTTCTTCATTTTATTTTCAACCTCATCCTTACACCACTGATGAGCAATTTTAATTTCATCAGGATTAAACTCATATTCACCAGTTTCTTTATTTACAAAGAATTGGTCGGCCTCACAAATGGAACCACTATGTACTAATGTCTTTGCGAGTGTTGATTTACCACTACCAGGTAATCCTCTTAAAATATACAATGTTCTCATATCTTTTCTAATATACAATCGTTTTTTTCCGCCAATGTTTTAACTCCGTTGCCATGGTCTCTGACCACGAGGGGATACCCAATGAATTCCAATTTGTTCTCAGGAATTTTATCCAATATAATTTCCCCTCGTGGTACAGTTATTTTTTCACCATAAACTATGTTATATAGATTATGTTTTAGTTTCACACAATAAAGTTCTTCACTCATATCACCTTGAATTTAAAAGCCTCTCAACGTGGTGGTCATTTAACATGTCTGACCTCACATCTCGTTTATCCATTATGGGTAAAATTTCCCTCATAATATTATAAGGCCTAAACTCGGGATGTCCATCAATTCCAACATCCATTTTCTTTCCTTGCCCAAATTTTCTATTTGGTGGAAGGTGAACGTGTCCGTGAAGGTGAATATCGCCATCATTCATTCCATTCCAACTCTGTATTGGGTAGTGAAATAAACGGAATCTCTTCTTATTAATTACCAGTGTTTCGTAATGGCTGACGCTTGTAAAAAGTCTTTGAATGTCATCCCTGTTTCTTTCAATGTGGTGGTCGTGATTACCTAAAACAAGGTGAATATTCCTACAAATAATTCTATTTCTAAATTCTTCAATTGATTCAAATCCACCAAATGACCAGTCACCAAGACAAATCAAAATATCATCTTGACCTACATTTTGGTTAATTCCATTGAGAATTGACTCATTCATTTTTTCAAGGGTTGCAAAATCCCTTGTTTGTTCCAATGGAATTTCACCATCTAATGTCCTCCAACTTGTTGTTCCACGGCATATGTTTTTGTGGTTATAGTGGGGGTCTGAGAAAATCCATACCTCAGGAAATGTTCCGTCATTATTTTTCTCAATCTTTATCATGGTGCAAATATAGTCAGGTTATTTCAATTACACAACAAAAATATCATTTTTTGGAGGTATTTATTAACATGAGTTTAAGAGAAACCATTAAAAGAATATTAAAAGAAGAAAGGGCACCTAGCAAAGTATTAAGAAGGACTTACGAGATTGATAGGGAATTTAAAAGATTAATGAGTGCGGTTTATAGACCAAATTCAATTTGTAGATATGAAAATGGTAGAGAATTGGGTGATGTTGTAACTGAAGCGATTTTAGAAAATCTGTATTATAATACTTTTTATGAAATAGATGACAGGTCCGATGAGTGGATAGACATTTCTAACTTTGTGGTTAAATACATAAGAGAAAACTACGGAGAAGAATTAACAAATTATTACAATGATAATTGTAATTCAGATAAAATGGAAACAAATGAATCAGAACTAACTGAAAAGTGTTGGCCAGGTTATACTCAAAAAGGAATGAAAACTATGTTTGGTAAAAGATATCCAAATTGTGTTAAAAAGACAAAGAAATGAATCTAAAAGAAACCATAAAAAAAGTATTAAGAGAAGAAAGTCGGTTAAAAAAAACGGTTAATGATTATATTAGTCAGTTCGGATTAAAGGATACTGCAAAAATGATGGGTATAAGTTTAGCCAAAATAGTAGAAATTTCAGACCACCCGATAGATTCAGAAGTCGCTCACGAATTATTAATTGATAATCTTAAAAATAAAAAATTACCAAGAGAATATAGAGATTTTAAAATTTCAAATGGAATAGACGGAGTTGTATATTGGGAAATGAGTAGAGATTCAAAACATTTTTTACCAGGTATGACCGAACAAATTTCAGTGCTTGCAACTCCTTTTTGGGATGGAAACCCGTGGACTCCTGTTGATATTGATTGGTTTACTTTACTTAATGAAGATGGTGATATAATAGCCGAAAAGCAACCTAGTGGAGATTACTACGTCCAACTTAAACATAAAACATCTTTTGATACCGTGGATGAACTATTTGAATGGTATCATGAATATTATCTACCGGTAGTTTACTCAACTGTTATGAGAGATTTATTACCGGGAGTATATCAAGAAATTGATGATAAATTAGATAACGAAGGTGGTTATTAAGAAGGTGTATGTTCCGTAAAATGTTTTAAAAAGTTCTCCATCTTACTAACATTCATTGAAATGTTTTTTGGAACATGGGGTGGCGAAACAATGTTTTTAACATTCTTATTTGTCCTTTGAGCAAGTTCATAGATTGTCTTTCTTTCAGTCCCAACATTATAAAGTCCTTCAGCGCCATTCTTAATTAACTCAATCACAAGTCCCGAAATCACCGGCGTATAATCGGCGTTTGTTATAACATCAACCCAAGCACTATCATATGGAAATGGATAAGGTTTGTGGGATAAACGGCATATCAAATAGTTTTTGGCATGTTCTTTCAAATATTCATCAGCAAGTAGTTTTGTAAACATATACCAAGTATGCTCAAACAATGGTTCATCTTCTTCTGTTGCATCATCAACTGAATTCTGATAAAGATAGTCTGTTGAAATATGTACTAGTTTCTTTCCGTTGTCGTCACAATACTCGGCAAGGAATGTTACAAGTTCATAATTTGCCTTCCAATGTTTTTCTTTATCGTCAGAATATGTGTCGGTGTTTGCAATACAATTTACAACCACATCATATCCATCCATTCTATTTTTCCATTCATCAAAATTATCGATTGTAATTTCATGTTCGGCTCTACATAGATAATCCCAACCTGTTTGTTTAACAATCTCTCCACCTAACTTTCCTTTTCCTAATACTATTACTTTCATAACTTTTTAATAATTAGAATCTAAAATAATATCAAAATTATTTTCTCTTCTTTTTTGTAATAACGCCCAATCATGGTCTCCGTGAGACCTATTTTTCATTTCAACTTCGTCACCTTGTATTAACCCATGATTATGATTAAAAGGGTCAATACCCCGAATAAATACATTCCTTTTTAGTATTTTTGAAACTTCCGTATATTCATCATCACAAAATAGTGATTTATAAGATGGATGATAAACATATCCAAATCTATCATAATATTTTTTACCTAAAACACAATAAATATCTAAAGAATCAGACCATCTTGGTGTTTGGAAGTGTAACATACAATCTAACCCGTATTCTGATTTTTCAAATTGACTAACGATTAGGTCATCATAACCGTCGTATGTTGGGGTCAAATCGTCCTGAATATAAATTAATATATCAAATTCCTCGTCATCTAAATCCGCATTTATTGCGTCAACCTTACTTTTATTATTCCTGAAATTTATTTTTTTCCTAATAGGTAAGGATTTCATAAATTCAATCATCTCACCATTATTCATGGTTCTATCATCAATATCAAGTGAAAATAAAAACTTCACATTATGTTTACCTGATAATTTGTCTATAAATTTTTTAGAAGTTTGTTTAAATAAATCAGGTCTTCCCTTAGATGGGTACTTAATTAAAATATTCATATTATTAAAGTTTCTTAAACTCTGGTCTTACCAGATTCCATATCATTTTATTATAATTCTTTTTATCCCACATCGCAAAGCATATCGCCCTTACTTTTGGATGGACTTCAGATTTTTCTAAATGAAGAGCAAAATCCTTTTTACTTGGCTCGGGGTCTCTATCACCATATTTTCCATAACGGAAATATTCGTGTATCTTCCCTGCATATTCATTATACCGATAATAGTTGTAGTTTAAATCATCAACATAACTCTTAACCTTTTTGTAAAACTCATCAGGAACGTCTTTAATTATTTCCAAAACATCTCTACCTTCACTTAACATCTCCCACACCGCAGTTGTAGATATGTTTGTCATTATCTTATGTAATCTTAAATATTCCTCACCCTTAACTTTCATTCTATCTCCATTTGAGAACTTAACAACAAAACCTTCTTCATCATCTTTTATTATTTCCTTTAAAACAGAATAATCATTTATTCCATCATACTTCTTAACAACTTTGAATCCAAGATTGTTTATCATATTCTTCAACCTAACATCACTACCTTCACCATACAAATCAACTTCATATCCAGTTTTGGTATGTATCATTCCAAGTAATATCAAATCTTCATAATCATACTTAACAACTATACGATTGTCATCATAGATTATCTCAAACAAATAAGTATAATCTTTGTGAAGTTTTTGATACTCATACTTTTGTAACATCTCAAATCCTTTTACCGATTGGTCAGAAGTAAATGACCCGCGAGTTGCAAGTACCCATTCTCCTTCATAGTAAAATAATATTCCAAGAGACCCATCCATTTTTTCATAAACATCAAAATCAGGAGTTGGTGTGTGTTTCTTTTCTGAATCGTTGAAGAACTTCTTGAATGGTCGGGCCACTATGTTTCCTTTGTCGTCTGTAACAAGTCCACGAGTTTGTGTTGTGATATCATCCCACAAATTGTCATACTGAACTTTTTCAGAATAGTTCCATATGATAAGTGGAAGAGTGGGATGTACTTGTTTATACATCAAATTATCCTCATAATATTTGTTTAATATGTCATTCATACCGCAAAG